ATGCGCAGGTTAATTTTTTCCGTCTGTTTTGCGGCGCTCACCGGGTGCGTCGATCCGGTCATTCAAAAAGAATTCGTGACGGTCGAGCTATCGCGGCCGGCACGCCCGGTGCTGCCGAGAGTGTCAGGCAAGGAACTGGCTTGCTTGACTCAGGACGCCTATCAGCGGCTTTACGACCGGCAACGAGCGATTACCGATTATGCGGCGACGCTGGAAGCGATCATCGATAGTACCCATCAACCGCCGGGAGGCAGTAATCAACATGAAGAAAAATAGCAAGGTAAGGCTGGTCCAGCCGATCATCACCGGCGAGATCGTTGAAGTCCAGTGGGATAACGATCTGGATTGTAAAAAGTGTCTGGTGCGCTATACCGATGCGTCCGGCGAGGCGCACGAGCGCTGGTTTCATGAGCACGAACTGGAGCTGAACAATGATGCGTGATGCAGCAAAGGCCAGGGGCTACGGCACGGCGGCGCTGGCTTCGAATTGCAGCGCGGTCGAGGCGACCACGGCGCACGGCCGGTACCGGGTCGAATGCCGGGATAAGGACGGCCGGCTGAAGTGGACGGACGATATCGAAAACCTGGTCACCACGGTAGGTAAAAATGATGCGCTCGATAAGTATTTTGCGGGATCAGGTTATACAGCCGCCTGGTATATGGGGCTAATTTCGGGCACATCGTACACGACTGGTCCGGCTGCCGGGGATACGGCGGCCTCGCATGGAGGCTGGACGGAAGACCAGAACTACAGCGCCGGTACGCGCCCAGCATTGTCGTGGAATGCGGCCGCAAGCGGCAGCAAGGCAACGCAGGCAGCGAGTTTCAGTTTCAATGCGACCACGACGATTAAGGGTTGCTTCCTGATTACGAACAACGCCAAGGGCGGCACAACCGGTATTTTATATTCTGCTGGCGTATTCGGTGGCGGCGACAAGGCGGTGGCGAGTGGCGATACGCTGAATGTGACTTGGACGGGGTCGATGTAATGGCCGACCATGTGACGGCAAATCCCGGTTCAGGAGGACCCACATTTGCTACGGACGAAATCGGCGGGGTGCATTACCCGATCAGCAAGATCGCGCATGGTGCGGACGATTCGGCTACGCCGGTGTCGACATCCGATCCGTTGCCCGTTTTCGTGCCGCCGGTATCGCCGATCAATATCAGCGGCACGATCACCACCGGCGGCACTGCACAGCAATTGGCAGCATCAAACCTTAATCGACGCGGTTGGAGCTTGCGTAATAACTCGGAAGGCTCGCTGTGGGTATCGGATGTCGGCACGGCAGATTATTCGAAAGATTCTCTCGAAATTAAACCTGGTGAATTATATGAAACGCCGTATGGCGGTCAAAGCTCGGGCGCCATCAGTATCATCGGCCAAACGACCGGCCAGTCATTTACCGCGAGGGAATGGTAATGCCGATTAGTCGCTATGTGACGACGGAAACGATCGAGGGCTCGGGATTTTCCGGAAAGACATTTACCGATAAGGTTTATACGATTACCGATGCAGCGGCGTTTGAGGTTAATCCAGCGAACGGAGGCATTCAGACGATCACCCTGGGCGCCAACCGGACGCCAAAGAGCACAAACTTTCTCGACGGGCAGAGTGTCACTCTAATGGTTGATGATGGAACTGCCAGAACCTTAACCTGGACTGATGCAACCTGGGGCGGCAGCGGCGTGGTGTGGCTGGACGGCAGCGCCCCGACGCTGAAAACCACCGGCTATACGGCGATTGTGTTGTTCAAGGCGGGCAGCCAGGTTTACGGGCGGGGCTGATTATGCTGGCACGGAAACTATTGGCGGCTAAACCGGTGAAAAAGCCCAGCATTGTGTTTACCGACAGCAAGATTAACACGTCCGCCTTGGCGTCGAGTGTCACTCACTCCAACGTCAACATTGGGGTCGCTGCCGCGACCAGGATTGTTGCCGTCGCCGCCGCCGTCGCCGGAGGCTCTTTTCCGCGATTGATTCAGTCACTCACAATCGGAGGAATTTCGGCAACCAAAGCCGTCAGCGCTCATGATTCTGGCACGACTGGAACGCATGAAATTTGGTATGCCGTTGTTCCGACCGGGACCGCTGCCGATGTGGTGGTCAACTACGACGGAACTCAAATATACCCTCACAGCTTAAAAGTGGCCGCGCTCTATGATGTTTTATCCACTACACCAATAACCGGAAGAAATAAATCAGAATCGATAGTAATATCGCCCTCCCTCGGTGTCACTCTTACGCCGGAAGCCGATGGCGTTTTATTTGCAGAGTATGGGGCAAACTGCGATTCCGGAACTACCGCGAGCTGGACGAATGCAACAGAACAATCGGATACCTATCCCTCTACGGGTGGCATGAACTTCACGGCGGCCACGGCAGATAACCTTTCCGGTGGTTCTTTAACAATAACAGCTACTTTGTCGGACGCCACCGTGAGCTACCCGCGATTGGTGGTGGCATCCTGGAGATAACGATGAACTATGTAAAAACGTCAAACCCGCCCGAGTATCCGTATGCTTTGACAAGACTGCGCACGGATTTTCCCCAGGTATCGTTTCCGGAAAATCCTAGCGATGAAACCCTGGCTGAGTATGGGGTATTCCCGGTTGAGCCTGTGCCGCCTCCTGCGCACGATGAATCCTCCCAGAAAGCTGTCGAGATCGATCCGGTATATGTCGCCGGCACCTACCGACAAGCCTGGCTAATCGTCGATCTGACGCCCGAAGAGATCGTGGCGAAAAACGCCGTGTACGTTACGGACGAAGACTTCCGCAATCGGTTTTCCGAGTCGGCAATGGATGCCATTATCGCGGCGGCTTACGACGGCGATGCCGTTTGCCGGCGCTTGTTGTTTAAGCTGCAGACAAATGCAAACGGAGTCAATTTGCGCGGCGCGACCGAGACGGCTGGGATTGCGTATTTGCAACAGCAGGGGCTGGTGACTGCGGAAGAGGCTCAAGCCATCCTGACGCCGTAAACCGTGTTTACACCCCATCTCTATCTATTCTTTTATGGCGGGCGTGAATATTCGGATTCCGTCATGGAGTCCGCGTCTAGCGGAGATGGAATAGCCGTCGTTATTGTCACGTCAGCGAGCGCATCTGATGTGATTGCTGCCTCCGATGTTCAGATATCAGCCTTGGATGGGGTGGCGAGTATTTTCGCCCCTCTGGCGGCGTCAGAGTCCGCGTCCGCTATCAATATTCTCGGAGCTGATGCAACAGACGGCGCTGAGGCAGACACTCTATTGACCTGTGCCGGCGCGTTTGTTGCCGAACGCTCGGAAGCGGGCGCGGCAAATGAGGCTTCATCGTGTTTCGGTATTTTCGTTATTGATATGCTTGAGGCATTGGGTGTTACCGATAATCAAACTGCACTGACTGACTTTGTAGCGGACTCTGCAGATTCAATTAGCGCTTTGGATAGTGCGTATGCGTCCACAAGTTTTTCGGCAATTTCATTTGGCGCTGCTTCGGCATCCGAAATAGAGGAGTCGGAAATCACCGGCTCACTGGCGATCACAAATGAAACCGTATCAGCATTGGATAGTGTGACAGCCTTAATGTCGGCCATTGCCATCTGCTCTGATCAAGCATTTTCGAGTGATGGCATGACCGCGGCTCTCAATACAATGACAGCCATATCAGAAGCGTTGTCGACCAATGATGCTCAGTCGTCCGGCATTGTGATAATCGCGACAATAGCGCAATCTCTGGAGGCGATAGACGATCAGTCGGTAAGCGGCATCTTCGAGCGACAGGCTCATGAATCTGCAGAAGCCAATGGGGTGGCCAACGCTGTTTCGAGCGCCTTGGCTACCTTGTCGGAAGCGTTGCCATCGGGTGATAGTCTGGCATCGGTGGTGGTACGTTATGTGAGCGCTACGGAGTCCGCGGCGTCGACCGATTCTATCGCCGCATCTCAATGGCTGGCTGTGTTCGCCGATGAGCAACAACATGCGGTTGAGGCGTCGATAGCCAAGGTTGTTGCGGTCCTGTTGTTGCTCGGCAGGCTGGGCATAAAAAGCCTTGATCCAGCTCGAAACATGGTGAATCTTGAGCCGGAACGGGGGTTACTGAATGACGATTTGCTACGTAGTTTGGTCAACCCTGATCCGATACGCGGGCTATTGAATGCAGACCATGAGGTAAGTTAATGCAACCAGTATTTACAATCTATCCAGGAATCCCTAGCAGGACAGTAAATATCTCGTTGACGCAAGACGGATTTGTTATTGATCATTCCGGGATCACCCGGGTGAAATTGTACGTGGGATCGACGCTGTTCGACAGCCAGGCACAGCCGACGCTTTTTGATTTAACGAAGACCGACAAAATTATTGCGAAATTGGCCAACGCTTCACCGGCGCTTGCGCCAGGGACCTATACATGCCTGTTGGTGATCTATGACGGCGGAAATTATTCCGGCGGGTATCCTTGGGATCAGGATTTTTTGCTGCATGTGAATGCGGTTCCTTGATTGCCTGGATTTTGCCGGTTTTAATAAGAATCTAGTTTGGCTCTATTGGGTTGCGAACGGGGCCAAAAGAAGATAAGTTATTGAAAATTAATATAATAAGTTAGCGTGATTAGCACTTTTAATGCGGTTGTCATTGGTTCGAATCCAATACGACCCACCAACAAAATCAAGGGCTTAGGTTAATACCAAGTCCTTTTTTTATGCCCACTGTCAACGGATTGACAACGCCGGATTAATTTCCAAAATTTCTCTCAGATAGTCGGGAGCAAGATGGGCATACTTCATAGTCACGTTCAATGACGAATGCCCTAGAATCTTTTGTAGGGCCAAAATATTACCGCCGTTCATCATGTAATGACTAGCAAAAGTATGGCGAAGCACATGCGTTCTCTGGCCTTCCGGTAGCTTTATACCAGACTCATAAAGCCGCCTAGTAAACGTCGAATAGGCATCATTGAACGGACCTTGTTGCAAGCGGTCCTGTAACTTTTGATACAAATCATTCGTAACCGGTACTGACCTTGCACGCTTAGACTTCGTACGGCGGTAATGCACCATGCCATTAGCAAGATCCATTAATCGAAGTCCTTGAGCTTCACCCCAACGCGCCCCGGTAGACAAGCAAACCAACGCAATCAAGTAAGCATCAGATTCACTTCTAGCAAGATACGAAAAAAGCTTTTTTATCTGCTCGATCGTCAAAAAAATAGTTTCAGAGTCCTGACACTTTATTAGTCGTATAGCATTGAAATGATTTTTTCCCTGAAATTGCATCGATCGAGATAGGTCATTAAAAACGGCTTTGAACGTCTGAAGCTCACGGTTTAACGTTGCCGCCTTAACACCTTCATTTGCCCGTTTAGAACGATATTCAAGGAAGATACACGGCTGGAATGTAGCCATGATCGGATTACCCATTGCAGAGGATGCTTGAATCATGCGTTGCTTGGTATCGAGACCCGAGGAAAGATGTTGCCCCGTATTTTCCCACCAGAGTTCAACAAATTCGCTAAGCTTGCGTAGGTCTTTTTTCGGCAAGGAAAAAGCCGGATCAAAAGCCGCTTTGGATTCAATCGTTATTTGATAGCGACGTGCTTCAGCTTTTGTATCGAACGTTTTACGGAAACGGCGATGGCCACGGCCGCCAGGCTGTATGTCGACCAGCCATTTATCGCCTTGCTTTTTGATCATGCGGCGATTCCAAAGCCTACCGTTTTGATTTTTAAGCGCTGTTCAACATCCCGCATGATTAAAGCCGATACCATGCTGGAATCATCGAAGATGCCGTATTTTCGCTCGAAGTAGCGGAAGAGATCACGCCATAGGCCGGATTCACGCAGGCAACGCAAGGCGTAACGGACAGGGTAGCGGTTTCTTGCATAGATGCTGATCAAGTTACCGTAGGCTAAGCACACGTTTTTTTGATTGCCTTCCCCAGGCTTTTTTTTAGCGCGTTTGGTAAAGATCGGTGCATGTTCATTGGCCCGAACATGAATTGATTCAGCCATGAATTGCCAAGCCGGATGAATCATATCTTTGGATAAATCCAGGCGATAGCTTTTTAACATGGCGTATTGCCAAAGCCCCCGGATATAGGACATTGCCTGCCTGAAGCTCTTTATTTCAACGTCCTGCTCACGGGCCAATTCATCAATGATGGTATGGTGAAAACGCATTTCAAAACGCCAGACGGCCTCATCAGCACAATACACGGGCTCTAAATCGGAATCGCAAGCATCAGCCCAGACTTGACCCCAGAAGTGCATCTTATCCGCCTCACGAGCTTGTATATCTTTGCGATAAGCCGAAAACTGAAGCTGGTCAGCCCGACCAAAAAGAAAGGATTGTGCACCGCCATACTTAGCGGAATGATCGGAAATATTGAATTCTGTCATGCCGGTACGCGATATTTTACGGCGTGCTTTGGTCGTCAATTGCAAATCAAGATCATTCGGCACATCAAAGCCTTGAATATCGCAGCATAAATGCAGGGCTACGCCGACAGGCTGAACTTGAGTCATAAGCTGCTTTGCAAACGCATCCATCATGATTTGAAGCTCATCAACGGAATGCTTGAAGATCAAGTGAGGGGAGAGCTCAATCTTTAAATGACTGGCATTCAAGTTTTCTTGCGCGTAAACGGAGCCGATCAGGATAATGACACCGAGATCCTGATTCAGCAGGGTATAACGATAACCGCCCTTTTTGCCGCTGGATACCATGAACGGCACGAGTTCACCGCCAGCACCGACCAGGTCGAAGAATTGACCATAGCCAACGGCAAACCGATCTTTGATTTGCTGGTAAACCTCATGGTCAATCAAACCACCGTAAATATGCTTTACGGTATCGACGCCGGCATGAAGAACGCGAACCTGATCGGAATTCCACTGAGTTTTATTTTTCAGAAAGATGTTACCGTTCGGATTGGCTTCCAACTCACCTTTTGGGTTTCGAAAGAAACGATCAAATAATTTGCTAACTGACATCGTGTTACCCTTTGTGTCTTTATGTGATTGTCTATTTATATATTTGAGACGTGCTACATGGCCGTCTTTCGGTTGCGCTGATCAGGATCGAGTCTTAAATGCAAAGCGTTATCCCAAACCGACAACCCATCTTTTTTGCCAAAGTGCAGCACCAGACGCCCCGGTAGCGCGTGATTTATCCTTTCAGCCACCTTGAACCATTCCCGTTCTGAATGGCGCGTAGGGGAGCGTACAGCGACGATTTGACAATGACGCAGGCCGGCTAAGGTCAGGTCAAGGTATTCAGGGTTTCCCCACTGTAAAACCGGTATGACATGGATTAAGTGCTGTTGCCAGTAAGCACCGATCAGCCGAGAGCGGTATATCTGCCAAGCGGTGAAATAGTACGAATGATAGGTTTCGATAGTGAAGTCTGGCGTCATTGCCCATCGAGCCAAGATAACCCGGTCAACCTGATAATATGGTGCGCGCCAGATCGTTTCTAAGCGCCAATCATCGACAAAGGTATGTCTTGGCTTGGTATAGTCCGGATGCGTCCAACGTTGCCATTCACAGCCGGGATATTGCTTTTTGCGGTTGATAATGAGCGGCCAATTATCCAGATGGGGAACGGTTAAATTTTTTGCCGCTTCTACGCGCCTGAGATTCGCTGGATCTTTCACGCTCGGACTCTACACTTGCAACTTACTGATTATTAATTTCGTTTGATTTTGAGGCTGGAAAATAATTAATTCGACCTATGTTAGAAGTTACCATTTGACTTATACGAGAAGAATCCTGAGATTGGTCAGTTTGCACCGGATAAAGATGCTTAGCACGGATGTAGGTAGGAACTTTGCCGGCAAGGTAATCACGACAGAATTGTTCAGTAGCGGGATAGGGATATCCCTTAGTCGCATAACATCGACACCATCCCGGACCAGAAGCACAGCCGATTACGACAGGAGCCGTAACAACTTCGACCATGCCGTCATAGGCCGGAGCGGTTTCAGGCCGTCCAGGGACACGCGGATGAAAATCGAATTGATTAGAATTGCCAGGAGATGGCAAAGGCAGAGGCGCGAGGTGAGCAAGCCCGTTTTGCTGAACTTGTGGAATTGTTTTTTGCACCATAACGGATTCGGGCTCGATAAAACCATGAATACGTTGATAAACTTTATACGTTAAAGGAATCAAAGCCAACAAGGCGATAATAATCACATAGAAAGCTAAAGGCTTGCGACGTTCAGGTTTAGTATGAAGTTCGGCGGATTTATAGAGCTTAAAAGCCGCCTTAGAAAGCTTGTAAGGCCGCTTATCTGTACCGGCATAACTACTGAGATCATGGCATTCCGGCCATTCATATTGATAGCGGCCCAGACTGGTAGCCCGAAGATGAATATGACGACCAACGAGACGGCGGATATTCACGTCAAACAACTGAGGGCCTTGCGAAACAATAAAGAAATCAATCCCTTGATGGCGATGGGTTTCAAGGCGAGCAACGGCAGGCGGGACAGGAGAGAAACCGGAGCGGGGACGAAAAACGTTCTGCACCTCATCCAGGACAATCAAGCTACCATCCGGAGCCCATTGATGCCATTCATCAGCATAAGGATGTTCGCCCTGTACAGCCTCACAGACACGGCATAGCGGGGAACGGCATTTGATGACCTCATGAGGAACCGTGAGCGCGGGGATGCCGTGAACAAATAATGGCCGCTGACCGTATTCTTCAACGCCTTCAATAAACAGGTGATTAACAAGCCAAGCGGTTTTGCCTGCCCCAGGCGTACCAGTGAGTAAGGTAATCATTTGAGCGCCAACTTTTTCCCAGCCATTAATGCGGCCCGACTACCGAGGGCACCCAGGATAATGCCGAAGGCTTGACCGACTCCACCCAAGTTCAATATCTGAAGCACCTCACCCGGTATCGAGTTGTATTGATTTTGAAACTGCATGACGACATTATCAGCCAAAGCAGTGAACGCGGCATAGCTGACAACTGTAAAGCCAAGCGCGAATAGAACACGATACGCTAAGGAGCCAGCTATCGAGATAAGAAAAGCAGCGAGAGTTTGCATGATTATTCCTTAATTGCACCCAACACAATCAGGCCTGCAGAAAGCCAAGCCACTGCAATAATGAGCGGTCGTATCATGTTGGCGAATTGACAGAGTAAATCGAATCGGAAAGTGATCGGTTTGCCCAAATAAGTCGCAGTCAAAGGCGCAGGACAAGAACCTCCACCACCTAGGGAAACAGGACTGATGCCAATACCGGCAGCATTCTGCTCACCTATATCATCCGCCCCCGGTACTTCACCAAAGGAGGAACAGCCGATTGAGTTCGGGTTTTTATCACAATCAGTCTGAGTCGCCGTACCGCCACCGGAGTTTTGCGCTACACCATCACCGACGCCAATCTGTCCGGGCGTCGAAACGGTAGTTACGGTGCCATCCGTACCGATAGTCGTGCTTTTAACCACAGGACTATGGCCGATAATATTGTCGGTTTTGGTTTCCGTTGTGGTAATGGATCCATCAGGATTACGAGTTTGGGTAGTTTGAGAATCAATCTTGACATCCTCATTGACGCAGGCTTTCACGCCGCCATTAACGAGGCACGCCGTGGTAGTCGGCGAATTAGAATTATTTGAAACACAGACGGGCTGACCGTTGACCAGGCCACAGTTCTTGTCGCTAGTTTGGTACGCTTGGCCGTTGACAGTACCGACGCCGTTGGTCTGATCAACGCAAATTTCAGTACCGTTGACGGTACCACACTTGGAGAAATGGTCAAATGTTGTGTACGGGACATTGATTAAGCGGCGACTTTCTCCTGATCTTCCCGTACTCCATCCTTGAAGGAAACTCCCTGAATCACTTCGGCCAGGCGTGCAACGCCGCGTAACTTAAGCCAGCGGCGCTCGGCGCTTTTGACCAGCATGAACACCATCGCCAGGATGCTCTCCCGCGAGACACAGCCCCGCGTCTTGGCCGTGCGCAGTCGCACGGTGGCGAAGGTGGATTCGATCGGGTTGGTCGTCCGGATATGAATCCAGTGCTCTGCCGGAAAATCATAAAACGCGAGCAAGGCATCCTGATCCTTTTCCAGGCAGTCCGCTGCCTTCGGGTACTTCGGCCGATAAACGGTCAGAAAACGACTGAACGCGGTCTCGGCTTCCTTCCGGCTCGCTGCCATCCAGATTTCATGCAGACCCGCCTTGGCTTTCGGTTGTTGGCTCTTGGGCAGCTTGTTCAGGATATTGGCCGTCTTATGCACCCAGCAGCGCTGACTGCGCGTCGTACCGAAGACCTGCGGCAGCGCTTTCCAAAAGCCGAGGGCGCCGTCGCCAATCGCCAATTGGGGATCGATCCTCAAGCCCCTCAACTTTAGGTCCAACAACACTTCCCGCCAGGAAGCTTCGCTTTCCCGGTAACCGTCAGAGAGCGCCACCAGTTCCTTCTTGCCTTCCGGTGTCGCCCCAATCACCACCAGGATGCATTGCGCCGCATCTTCCAGTCGCACGCCGAAGTGGATGCCGTCAACCCACAGATAGACATAGCGCTGGTGCGAGAGATCGCGGCGCGACCAGCACTGCTGCTCGTCTTTCCAACTTTCCTTTAAGCGACTGATCGTGCTCGCCGACAAGCCCGGCGCCTCGGGGCCTAACAGGGTGCTGAGCGCTTCCTGAAAGTCTCCGGTCGAAAGTCCTTTCAGATACAGCCAGGGCAACAATTGCTCCACGGTCTTCGTGCGCCGTAAGTACGGCGGCAGTAGCGACGAAGTAAACCGTAGCTGGCCTGCGCGGTCGCGGATGCGCGGTACCGAAACCTCAATGTCGCCGATGCCAGTCTGGATCGTGCGTTTCGGCAAGCGGCCATTGCGCACGACCCGCTGCAAACCGGCTTGAGTCTTTTCCGTTTGAAAACGCTCCAGAAAGGCGCTGACTTCCGCTTCGATCGCCACCGCCAGCATTCGCTGGGCGCCTTCTCGCAAGACATCGGTTAAAGCATCGGCTATAGGGCTCGCACCCGCTAGCGTTTTTAACGGGATGACCTTATCATTGCTCATGGCGTATTCACTCCTCTTTGTTAGGATTTGATGACCTTGAAGACCATCAAGAATACGCCGCTTTCCTCATTCCTTCATCCACAACTTTCAAGCATAACTCACCACACTTTTGGTTGGCCTTAGGCGAGCTACTGCAAATAGTATTGCCCTTGGCATCCGTGACACATTGATTACCCGAAGCACTTTTCGATGCAGGAACAGACGGATTAGATGGCGTTTGAGTTTTCGCCTGTTCGCCGGCATCAGAACAAACGCCAGTGGAGAAAGCGTTGTAATCGCAGTACACCGCATGATTGCCAGTCAATTCAGACCAGCAAGTACCAGCGAAATCATCAGGATACATGAAGGCATATTCCTGACCACCATACGAGACCGTATTGTTATAAGAACGTCCGACATCAGCATCATATACCTCGTCGGACGAGCTTTCATACGTACCCGCCTTGACGGCTAATTTTTGAGAATCACCGGCTTGACCGGCGCAGCCGCCAGAACATTCACCCGTAGTAAGATCACGCGTCATGCCGACAGGACAGGCGGGAGCGCCTGAACAAACATAGGGAGGCGAAAAATTTACAGCCCCCCCATAGGGGCACCGCCAAAGCACAGATCCGGAATAACGGACGCCAATGGAATTTTTACAAAAATAGGCTTTTTGCTGAGAATCCAATCCATCAGGCACATAGGGAGGATTGGCTAAATCCAGAGAGGCACACACAGCAGCTAGCGAAGAAAACTCCACGCTATGGTTGTTAAAATAGGCTGGAACAGCGGGATAAGTATCCGCATAAGCAACAGACACAACACAAGCCAAAGCAAAAAATTTAACCACGGCCCGCATACAAGACAACTTAGTCAATCCCCGAAAAATATAATCCATGCTGCACCCGTCAAGGCCATGTAAACGGCAATCAGATAAAAGTCAGGTGTCATAATGCACGCCTCATTGTTTTAAAACCGAAGGCCACGGCCCAACACAAGACGATACCAAAGGAAACTTCAATGACATCAGAGAGTTCGAGACCGGAATAATTGGTTAGATAACCGACGCTAGAGCAGCTTGGGTAAACGCGAGTCAGGATGTAATCGGATTGCCCGGACGGTAAAAGAAAGCGATAGGTAATGTTGGCGGTATCATCTGCAAGCGCCGAGAATGCCACTGCAACAGCCACACCATCATCCGCAGGCATAGCGGGGAGCGAAATCTCAGCATTGGCGGCATCAGACAAGGAGGGATAGCAATATCCGCGAAAGAGGTTTGGCATACATAAATCGCACAATAAAGGAGCGGGGAAAATGCCGGGGAGCGGCATTAGCCGACCCCCCGGCAGATGGATTAAAGAGCGCGGCGCATGTACTGAAAGGCAACCGCCGCGACGACAGCGACCAAAGCCAGACCGCCGATAGTAGCTGCATCCGCTGCAGCATCACCAAGGGCTGTAGAAACGCCAGCAGGAACTGCAGCCGCAGCCAAGTTTGCTACGCCGGTCAGACCGGCACCTAAGGCAACTTTAGAAGTTGTTTTCATGTTTTCACCTCATAATTTCAAGATTAAAAAAAACCAGTGACCGACTGGTAGCGGAGTTCCCTTAAGAAGGGAAATTCGTTAAGAGAGTTTGTTTTGCCTGTAACGAAGGGCTTTAGCACGTTCCCGGATTACATGACGAAAATAGAAATCAATACGGGTAAACATGCCACTAGCAAGATGTCCGAAAATCACACCAACAGAGAAAGTGGTAAACAAAGCAAAGAAATATAAATCATCAAGCATATGGATAATGTCACCACATTGACCCATCAGATCGGAAACCGCTTGTTGGTATTGATTTAAGGAATCGTTCATGGAAAATAACCCGTATACAGATTAAAGTTTGTTTTTAAATATGGATTTGAGGGTGTTAGAACGGGTATTCGTTAAGCCGGTTTGTTTTGTCCAGGTTGTTCTTTGTTTTGGCTATTGAGCTTTGCAGTTAAGCGCGGGTCTTTTACGGCTAAGCAGGTAAGTTTGGCTTTGCCGCCAGCACCACGGCCTATGACTACGCGAAGTTCGAATTCGCCCGGAAGGAGTCCTTCGTTGGCGTAGGCTTCGAAGGTGATAGCCATTTCATAGGGACCGCCAATAGTGAGAATTTCGTTGCCGATGATGTTTTCGTTTAGGCCTTCGTTTTGTTGTTCAAGGAAGATGGAAATTCCGGAATTGGAGTCCATTGAGTATTTGGTTACTGAACGGATGTTGCCTTGAAGTACGGTTTGCAT